ACAGCCTTTACGCCCCAAGCGATTGCGACTTCATACTTGACCTGACGATACTGGCGATACACCGAAACTTCGAATGTAAGGCCCGAACGCGGGTCAGTAATCAGCGTGCGGTCATCGGCCATGTCGCCAACGCTTGGCAGTGCAGGCGCGCGGGTTGCCAGATACAGCGCCGAACGGCTGAACGCCATGTTTGCAACGTAGTTATTGCCGACAGTGATTGAATCATCGTCTTCAATAGCCTTAACCAAGCCGGTCTGATTGATAACCAGAGGGCTGGTCGAGGTTGCCTGGGCAACGTAAAGGTTGGTGTCGGAACCAAAGTTTACGATATCACCGTTTACAAACGCGCCAGAACCAGTGTTAAAGTCAATCGAAGTCTCGCCAACATCATAGCCAGCAGCTTTGTTTACAAGGCGACCAGTCGCGTCACCTTTGACGTGCGACTTAACGCCAGCGCTTTCACGAATGTCCATCCCAAACAGGGAGCCAAGAATGCCTTGACGCAGCAAGTCAGCGCCGCCAGCTTCGTTGGCTTTGTAAAGGTTTGGCACCTTGCGCATACCAGCACCAGCAGCGGTGTTGATGATAAGCTGCAAGTCGCCCAATGGGGCACCGTTGTCCATAAGGATTTGCATAACGTCTGCAACCTTATCGACTTCAAAGTTAGTGCCATCGCTAAACGGGTTTTGGCCCGCTGTGCCAGCAGCGCGTGACGCGTTAACGTAGGTCGCGCCAAGGTCGCCTTCGATTTCATTAACCAGCGTGCGCATAGCTTGTGCAAACTGGTCTTGCAGAATGCGCTGTGCGGTAATGCCGGGTGCAGAAACGGAAAGCTGTTCTTCGCCAGACCACATGATTTCGGTCTTGCGGCTTTTGGTGATGGTCATATCGACATTGCCGATTGTCTGACCACCTGAATCAGCAGCAGTTGCGCCGGGTGTAATGTCCGAAGCGGTTACGGCAGGCGCAACAAACGAACGAACGCTCTGGTTAAGTGCGGCACGCTCATGGGTTGCATCGCGGGATACAGCCGGAATAAAGCCCACCATTTCACGAGATACAACGTCAAGCGCGTTGTAAAGCGTGGGGATAAGGTCAGTCAGAGTTGTAGCAGAAGCCATGATATTTGCCTTTCATAGCGTTTAGATGATGCCCGCCCCCACGCAGGAAGCAAAGCGTTACGCCGCAATCGTCTTACCTTCACGAATTGCAGCCATTCTAGAGCCGGGGTCCATTGCCTCGAAGTCGTCTCGGCTAATGGTGTTTGGAGTTGATCCAGCCGTGTTGCCGCGTGCGCCGCCGCCCGATGGTGGCGTTACGAACGCACTACCCTCAGCCGCAACCCATCGCTTGACATGCTCTTGCAAAGCCATTGGCCCCATATCTGTTTCGATGATGGCTTTGTCGCCCTCGACCTTCACCTGCGGCGCAAGCAATGCCCGCGCTGCTTTTTGGAAGGTCGGGTTTGTAATGCCAGCAGATGCCAAGGCTTCATCCAAGCTACGATCCCGCGTCACGCCCATCAGGCGCTTTTCAAGATCAGCCGCGCGTGCGGTTTCTGCTTGTGCCTTGCTTTCCAACTCTTGCCGCATGGCGACTAGCTGGGCCTCGTCTGGCCTATTTTGTTGCATTTCCGCAAGCTGTTGCGAAAGCGTCTTTAACTCAGTTTTTGCCTGCTCGCGGTCCGCTTTGGTGCGCTGATACGCATTCCGCAAATTGGCAACATCTGGGTGGTCGTCTACGCCTTCCACTTGCAGAATATATTTGCCATCGTCTTCAGTATAAAAGGCCGCAACCGCGTCATCAACGCCGTCTAGGGATTCCAAGATTGTTTTAAGGGCCATCGGCCACCTCCATTGCTTCATCGAAGTCGTGGCCGATATTAACACGGCTTTGCAGGTTTGCAAAGTCTGCTTGCAAAGTGCAAAGTTTGCAAAGTCTGTAAGCACGAAAAAACCGCCCCGAAGGGCGGCTAGGTTGGCTTGGTGGTGGCGGGGTTACTTGGCTATAGCCCACCGGATCAGCGACAAGGCATAGGCGCTGTCAGACACTGCCAGCTTGCTTTCTGCTTCGGCCTTTGTCTTGGCCTGTGCAAAAACGGCTTCGTCATCTGGCGTTAGGGCAATGCGGATGTATTTACGTTTTTTCATATTGCATACGCCTGTTTTTCTTTAGTTTCCCCACGGCGGACAACTTTAAGTATTTTGACCTTAGTCCCAGATCGATAGTGCTTGTAAGCCTTGATAATCAAAGCAAGGGCATTTGCCCTTCCCATTTTTTCGCGAGCGCTTTTGTCGGCTATAAGCCGCTCCCTCAACATAAATGCAGGGGTGTTAATACCATCAGCAGTAACCACCGAAAAGTCAGAAAAGAAGTCCGTTACAGTATCGCGCTCACCGGCCCTGACTGCCATGAACCAAACATATCCCGCAAGCGTTTGGCCCATGTATTGGCGAATAAACTTGCATGAAGCGCCAAAGCAAGCCGCCTCTTGCACTGTTGGGTTTTGCTTTGCAAAGTTTAGAATTTCACTATTTGTCGGAGTATCTGATCCGCCGCGCGAATAAAGAGGCTGGCCGTTCCGGTCAAACAAAATAGCCATCCGCGAAATTGATGCAACCACGTTATAGTTTGTGAAGCCTTCCAGCGCGATTACATCGCTTGCCTTCCTAGATGACCCTGTGTCAATCGTGACAAATGAATCATCGTCAAGACCCCTGACAACAATCATTTGCTGCGATACGCCACTTTTCACAATAGCCATAAGTCGATGCTGACCATCCAGTAACGTTCCAGATATGGAAAAACGAATGGTGTCACCGTTTGACTGCCATGCGCCAGTTTTCATTTCATGGATCAGCTTTTCCAAGTGCTTAGCGATAATAGGTCTGTTTTTTGTGTTATTTTGTAAATATGTCGCCGCAATTTGTGGGGTGACAATTTCCGCTTGAACGTGCATAATGCGCTCCATCTGGTTGTTTGTTTCATAGCCTCCACAGCTACCCCACCAGATAAACAAAACCCGCGCCCCTTGTCAACAGGTAGCGCGGGTTTTTAATTTGTTGTCTGTATTCGTCACATCATGTCAGCGCCAAGCGTGTCGGGCCGTTCGTCAACTAGCCGCGCCTCGTCTTCGCTGGTGCGCTCGGTCGATGCAATGCCGCCCTTTTGCAGATTGTCATAGAACGTCTGATAACTGATAGCGCCATTCTGCCAAAGCGCCATTAGCTTTTGCGCGTCATCAGGCGTCATCGTGTTATCAAGCAGATCAGCCGGGGGCGTGACAATAACCTCGTCACGATTAAGGCCAAGCAGATCGGCAACGCCGCGCAAGCTGCGTTCAAGCAGGCCAGCCGATACCATTGCCACGCTGGTGACGTTCGCCATCTCAGACGCAAAGCGCAGGCGGCGCGCCTCACCGCTTTCCTGAGTGCGGGAACTGTCAAACATGCGAGCGCCCGCCATGACGGCTTGCGCTTTCTGTTCGTGAATTGCTTGACGGTGCGCCTCAATGCCAGAGCAAGACGGCGAGACGTATTTCAGATCGGGCGGGTTTTCGCCATCGCCGCGCATTTCGTGAACCACGCCAGCGCCAACGGCAAGCGGTGCTGGGCCGTTAAGCGCGACAAGCGTTTCCTGCCCGCTCATGTAAAGCTGGTGGCGGTAATCGGCGGAAAGTTGATACATGGCAATTGCAGCGTTTGCCACGCCAATCAAAGGCGGCGTTTCAACGTCTGCCGTGATGTCGCGGGCTGTGCCAACTGCAAACGGGATGCGCGTGATAGGCAAGCCACCCAAGGCGCGCGGCTCAAACGCCATCGGATCAAAGCTATCGCCTTCGAATACCGTTGAGACGTAACGCCCGTCAATAATCTGCAACACGCGATAGCGCGGTGTGCGCGCCCATGAAAAGCCAACCCGCTTGAGATAGGTTTCATCAAGCACGAAAAAGTCACGATCCCAATTGATAATGCTTTCGGCGCTATACCCAATCAGGTATGGTATCCCGCCTTCTTCGGGCGCGTCTGCCAAAATGCCGTAACGGCCCATCAGCAACAGGTTGCGGGTGATGCGAGCGTGGAAGCCCTCAAGCGCCATGCCGCGCCCGTCTGCATCCTCCCACAAATACATCATGCCTTGCGGCATTTCGATCTGCGCTTCCTTGGCGTGGATGATGCCGATCATGGCGCTAATTGAGGGCGCAACGACTTCGGGAAAGTTAGCGCGCAGCTTGTAAGCGTCATACATGGCGTCGGCCATGTTGGTGGGCAGAGACTTAAACCCTGACGGAACGGGGAGATAGGCTTGGCCGCGTGATACTGCCGTTGCGCCAGCGCCGCTTTTGAATTGGCGATTAGACCATTTTACGTCCTGTTCGCCAGCGTAGGTATCTCGCATCAAACGCCATTCGTATTCGCGCTCAAGCGTAATCTGCGGGTGCTTTGTTGCAACGTCCATCAATAAAGCCCCATGACTGTTGTTGTGCGCGCTTCCGCAACTTGCCCCAGCGCCAAATCAGAAAAAGCCCAGACAAGCGCGTCAACGCGGTCTGGCGAGCCTTCACCGACATAGCCTTGCAGGGTAAATTGCATCATCTGATCTTCAAGCTGCTCTAAATTTGCATTGTGCCTGATTTTGCCTTGTTCGTAAAGCGCGGCAATGGGTTCAGCGCGCACGACCTTGCCCCGTGATGCAGTAACCATTCTTACGGGCAAGTTTTTATCTGCCGTGCGTATTGTGCTTTCCACCATATCGCCGCCGAAATTGCGCTCTGCAACAATTCTATCCGCTTTGTGCTTATAATACAAATCAGCAACGCGGCGCGCCCATCCTGACGGGCTGAGATTGCAGGTTGCGTCCTCAATGACATAAAGAAGCCCATCCACGCCCTTGCCAACGGCCACAATGCCGATTTCGTCGCCACCGCCTGACGGGTCAACGCCAATAACCACGCGCTGCATATTTGGCGGGCTGGCGTATTGGATCAGATCGCGCGTCCAGAGCGCGCCCTCTACATCATCCAGAATTTCAGCATAGAGTTCCTGCCGACCAAGCCGAGTGCCCTCGTATTTCTCGCGCAGCGCGTTTATCGCCTCAGGCGAAAGGTTGGCGGCATTTTCAAACGTGTTGCCGCGCGTGATTTTGGTGCGTGGATCGTTGACAAGCTGGCGCACCAGCGGCGTTGGTCGCGGTGTGGTCGTCACGATGACCTGCGGGTTGCTGCCTAAGCGCAGGCCGAACATCAACTGATCCCAAGCGTCGGGATACTGCCAAGCCGCCAATTCGTCACAATACGCCCGCGAAAACTGCGGCCCGCGTAGGCGGTTGGGCGTGTCAGCCGAAAAGCCTCGGATCAACGAGCCGTTGCGCATTTTGATCTGTTGCAGGCTTTTGTTGTATTCCTCGATCTCCTCATGCGGGATGCAGGCCAGCAGGCCAGATACGCCCTCAAAGAACGTGCCGCGAACATCTTGAAACGTAGGCGCTACAACGGCGATCTGCGCCTTGGGGTGCGTTGCGGCATACCAAGCCGCATCCTCAGCGGCCAAGCGTGTCTTACCAAAGCCGCGCCCAGCTAGGACAAGCCATACGCGCCAATCGCCCGACGGTGTTATTTGTGCTGGTCTGGCAGACCCGAGCCACTTAGCCCGCGCCATCGCTGCTGGCGATTTTGCCAGCGATTGCATCAAGTGCGGTGATAACATCTTCGGGAACGCCTTTTGGTGTCATGCTGCCGTCGCTGGACGTATGGTCAACGTGATTTGTCTCGCGCCAGCCTGCCTGCGTTTTGAGGTAGAAGGCGCGATCCGCCGTTGTTCCGTTTAGGGCTGCTTCAAATGCTTTGCTCGCCACCTTTGCGATGCGTTTTGCCTTGCCTCTTTTATACCGCAAAGAAACATCTTCATCGCGCCGCATGATTGCAGCAAGCGTCGGGCGAGACATTCCGAAGTAATCAGCGATCTGGTCTTGAGTCAGCAGGCCAGCAAGCGCCTCAAGCTGTGGGCGCTGTTCGTCTGTCAGCGTCTTGGCTGGACGCCCGCCTTTTGGATCGCCTTTGCCCATTATGCTGCCTCTCGCTCTGC